TGTTATCAATTTCAATAGCACTTTCAATTGTTGAAATACCATTGTCGATTTTTGATAAAACATCGATAGCAAATGATACATCATCTCCATCATAATCTGGAGTATCAATAGGTGCTTCCGTTAAACCTGAAAAATCTCCAAAGCTCAAACTAATGTTTCGTTCTTCTTTAGGAACACAATTAGGCACCATTTTCTTGCCTTTGTTTTTCATTCCTACTTGTTTATGAGTACTCCAACAAGGGTCGTTTTCATCGAGTTTTCCACCTGCAGAAGTAAATGCAGCGATCGCCATATCACGTCGCTTTTCTTTATCTGCATTTTTAAATTGAGGTGCATCTGACTTTTGGAAATCATCAATCCATGCACCTAAGCCATCGGATACTTTAAGCTTTTCTTCTAATGGTTGTTTTGCAAATGAACTAAAACTTTTCATAATACCTTTATTAAAAATATGGTGTTTCAGTTATTTATAAAAATTAAATTAAATGAGCGTCGCTGAATACACCTTTCTTTTTCTTGCTTAATCGTTGACCGATGTCTGTCTTGTCAAACACAGGGCCATCATCAATCACTTTCTTTTTTCCCGAGCCACCTCCGGAACTGTCGTCAAGGTTAATATTGTTTTGAGCACTTTCTTCGAGTTCATAGATTTTCATCTTTGCTCTATCAATACCAACAAGGAATCTACGATACCAACTGATATCGCCCCAACGATTCTTTAATTGTTTAAGCATAAGTTGCCCAAGCTCATCAAGCTGTTCAGATGTTACAAGACCAAGAATGCAGTCAGCAGTATGAGTAATACCCATAGATTCAGATGTATTTGTAAGGTCAACATCAGAGTTGCCGTAGCCATCACGGTTGAACTGAGATGATGTTACAAGTGCACAGTTAAACTCCATCGCAAGGCCACGAACCTCTTCAGCAATACTCTTAACAAGGTTATAACTACTTGATGCTGCAGCACCTCTTACACGAGATGAAGCACAAATATTAAGATAATCAAGGAATATCACATCGGGTTTAAAGTTTTTCTTCTGTTCAAGCTCATTTAGTAAGTGTCTAAAGTGACCAGAATGCACAGAACCAGTAGGATACTCTTTAATGACAAGTTTACCAGTGGTTTTAGTTTTGTATCTGTTGAGCCTTTTTTCATAAACATCTCTTGGAATCTCATTGACTTCGTCCATTGTAATATCCATAATGTTCGCATCAATACGTCGGCCGATTTCTTCTTCTGCCATTTCCATAGTAATATAGAGAACATTTTTACCATACATCAAATGATTAGCTGCCATGTGGCATTTGAGTAATGATTTACCACCACCCGTCGTAGCAAGTAATACTGTCATTGATTTACGAGGTAAACCACCTTTGGTAATTTTGTTTAGAATATCAATGTCAAACGGAATCCGCTCTTCTTTTCTGTGGTAATGTTCGTAACGATCTTCATAGTCATTTAAAAAGTCGTGACCAACACTTGAGTCAAAGCTGATGCCCAAACTATCGGATAGTAATTTTGGAATGCTACCTTTATCGTTAACATTATCTTGTCCGTCAAGTATGTTAATACTTTTACGAATGCTGTTATATAAATCTTTATCTTGGCAAAACTTTTCTGTTTCGTCAAGCAAGAACTGTGGATTAGTTGTTTTATCAACTTCGAACTCACTTAACAACTCATGAATTGTTTTGTAAGTGTCTTCGTTAAGGTCTTTACGCTTTTCGAGTGAGAGCTTAAGAGCCTCTATTGTGGGAGGCTCTTTGTATTGCTCTACATATTCCGTAACGGTGTTGAAGATTTTACGATAAGACAAGTCATCAAAATAATCATCTTTGAGATAAGGATAAACCTTTCGGCTATATTCCTCATTCAGTATCAGATTCGATAGTATCGTCTTCTCTATCATCTTCAGCATCTCCCATTTCTAATGTAGTTAATTTGAATTTTTTCTCAACGTATTCATTAAACCTTGGGTCAGAAATCAGTCCTTCAAAGAACTCATTGTCTGCTTCAATATCTTTCAGTCTACGCTTAGGCTCAATGATTTCACCTGTGTCCATATTAACTAAATTATACCATCCTTGATTAGCTTTTGTCAAATGTCCAGATTCAAGTGCGAGGTCAAACAGACTTGAATACTTTTGGATACCTGTGTCATATAATACGGTAAATGGTAGTTTAGCTTTTTCTTTAACATACCTAGATTTCTCAATATTAATAGTGAACTTAAACCCTGCAAGGTCAGTACCTTCTTTCTGTTGAGATTTAGAAATGATAAAGATTTGGTTTGCTGAATAGTAAATACCAGTACCACCTGAAACGATGTTCTTAGGGAACAGACCAATTTCTTTATAAGTGTGGTTGATAGCAATCATTGGAATGTCTTTACCTGTTAGCTTAGGCGTAACAATTCTGAATAATGATTTAAGCTGTTTTGCTCTCGTCATATCAGCAACTGATTTCTCATTTAAGGCATCATCAACTTCTTTACGGGAAGCAAGGTTACCAATAGAGTCAATCATTATAAAGACTTTATCTCCTTTGTCAATCTCGTTCAAGCGATTTGTGCAGTCAAACTTTAATTGCTCGACGTCTTCGATTGGAACGTGAATAACACGGTCAGTATCAATGTTGTAGCTTTCAAGATATTCTGGAGTAATACCATACTCAGAATCATATAAGATTGCAACACCATCTGGATATTTGTTTAAATAAGCTTTCATGCAATAGAGGCCTAAAAGAGTTTTGAAGCTCTTTGATTCACCAGCTACTACAGTTAAACCTGGAAGTAAACCACCATTGAGAGAACCGCAGAATGCGATATTCACAATTGGTAGTTCTGTTTGTATTGGGTCTTTGGTATTAAAGAAGGAACTTTTTGATAGTACAGTCGACCCTTTGACTGAACCCGCCTTCAACATTTTGTCAAGTAGACTCATAATTATTCTCCGCTAAGAATTTGATGTAGTTTATCTGCAAAAGCGTCAAGTTTCTCATAACGATTCGGCCAATAGATATAATCTTTTTCCGGATTTGCTTTGAGATTGTTTAACAATGGAATGATTGCCTCATACATAATTTGAGCTCTTTGTGTTGCCTCTTCAGCTGATGCTGATGCAGACTCTGCTTGAGCTTTAGTTTCTTGTACGACTGACAGTTCATCTTCTGTCATGGCTGTAAAGCCAAAGTCAAAATTTGACATATCTATTGTTGGTTTAATTGACATACTTTCTCCTGTAAATATGGGGACCCGAGAGCCCCCACCTTAGATTAGTTACGTGCAAGTTCCTTAAAAATTGAAAGGTCGTCGTCATCGTCATCTACTTGTGATGTAGTTTCTGCTTCAGCTACTGGAGCTGGTGCAGCTTCTCTGATTGAGCTTGAAATATCAAGGTCATCGTTGTCTTCTGCCTCATACGGTGATGGTGCTGAAACCTCTTGAGTTTCATTTGCAAGGTCAAGAACTCTGTAGAGTTTTTGCTTGAGTTCATCGTATGACTTAAAGTTAGAAGGGTCTGTAAGAGCTTGTAAAGAATGCTCTTGGTTCCAAACACGTTCAAGTTCTGCATCGTCATCTAATAGCGGTGCAGGTGCATCAAACTCTGATTTGTCATAGTTCGGGTAACCCTCGAACTTACGAATTTTAAGTCTGAAATTAGCACCTTCCCATAGGTCGAATGGATTTACTGGTTCTTCATCTTCAAAGGTAGGATTCATCAAGTCGTTTAACTTATCAAAAATCTTTTTACCGAATGAGTACATAAAGACCTTCCCTTCATTCTCTGGGTTTGCTGGGTCTTTGACAACATAGATATTTGAAGTATACTTCAATCTACGCTTTTGTTTACGAGCTTGGTCTTTATCAGCATCGACACCAGAATTCCACAACTTAGAGTTGTATTCAGATACTGGGTCGTCTTGGTTGATAGTAGTCAAGCTGTTTTCGATATACCATAACCCTGTAGGTCCTTGGAACCCGTGGTCCCAAATTCTTACGAAAGGCATCTCCTCATTATTTGGAGCAGGTAGGAAACGAATAATCGCAAAGCCATTACCAGCTTTATCTCTTGTTGGTTTCCAGAATTTCCCTTCGTTAGGGTCTTGGTAGGATTTGGTTGAAATCTTATCGAGCTGTGCGTTTAGCGCGTCGAGTGACTTCGTACGATTCTTCTTAAGCGAAGCAAAGTTTGTAGTTGCCATAATAGTTTTCTCCTTGTATAGCGTTATATAGCGTTTTATTAAGTTTGGAAGTGGTCACGTATAATGTCCTTAAACTTCCGTTCATCATAAACTAGAAAGGGTTTATACTTTCTAGAGAGTCTTATTATATCATGCGAGATTATTTTGTCAACAATTTTTTCACCCCAATAGTCAAAAATATTGGCAGCATGTACCAGAATGGTGAAGGTCTCTAGAGAAATCTTCCTCTGGTTATACTGAGTCATAATGTAAGGATGTTGACCATCCCTTGATATAAAATTAGCTGTCCAATCTTCATCTAGATTTTTCAGCTCGGATTTAAAAGTATAAGTCAATGACTCAATCTTTTTCCTCCAGTTTAAATATCTATTTTCAGCCTCATAATCGAGTAGTTGGCGAATCCAGATATTTGGATTATTTATAAAGTTTGCGAGCATAAAGTTCACTACATCGTCTTTTTTTGACAGTTTTGCAAAACTATATGCATCAGGTCTAGTACGAAACTTATCCATTGAAGCTCTGACTTTACCATTATATTTATGATAGTCATAGCCGTCAGATGTAAAATGTTTTTTCAGTGCTAGATATTTAATGTAAGTTTCAAATCCTTGGTCATTTATCAATGTGTTCATTCAGTGTGGATTCTTCTTCTTGTTTAACCATTTTCAAACCTACAGCTTCAGTTCTAATTTTTTCTTTAAGAATTGAGCTTTTCTTTACAATTTGAGCTATGGTCTCTATTTCTAAGTTGTTCTTTTCTGCAAAATCTACAAGAGCATCAATATATGGTACACCCTTTGATAATTTAGAAGAAATTTCATGGTGTATCTTATCTGGTGTCAGTGCGACAACGGACATATCACTATCTCCTGGTTTTTGTTTTTTTGTCATAATTTCCTGTTATTATATACTAAAAGCAATGTATTGTCAACATGTTTTTAATATTTTTGTGGATAAAAAATGGGCCTATTTCCCAATAAGCCCATATATTATAACACGTTTAACCGTGTTTGTCAACAATTATTTTTAGTACCAAGGATTTTTAGCAATGTAGTCAGGTAATTTGTTTTCACTAGGAAAGTTGTACCTTGACTTATCTTCTCTCTTGGCTTTTAGAGTGTTGACTACTCTCTGTAGGTCTCGTTTAACAGAATGCTTAAAGACCATTGTTTGATATTTAGTCATGTCAATCTCCGAAAAGATTGCGTTCCTTCGTCATCATGACTACTTCCGTCTCTATTGAGATGAACGTATAATATATTTATACTTCTTCAAATAAAACATTCTCTAAATATTGGTTTTTACGCTCTTCGGATATTCCCATTGCAAGGATTGAGCTATGTAGCATCTTATTCATTTTCTGATTACGACAATATTTGTTTTGTGCTTCAAGTGTGTTGAGTTCTTTGTCTTTAGCGTAGGTTGGATTATTCATTTCCATACAATAAAACGATGCAAGATTATAAGCCATACTACAGAGTTGTTCTGTTTCTTCACCTTCACGAATACTACCTGCACCAACAATATTAGGGCTGAAGATTTCCATAGCCCAATCAGGCATGACTCTAGCTCGGGTCCATGTTAACCCCTCAGTCTCGTAACTAAATTTATCTAGATAAGGGTGGTGGCCACCAGTAATAGGAGAATAGTCACAGAAACACCCTGAGATTTTTTTTGGATTAGCTACAATATCTAAACCGAATATGGGTAAATTAACATTTTCTCTTGGAAAAATATTAATATGCATTAACCATAGTTTGTTTTTACCGACAGGTTCTATTGTTTTTAAATGAGCTTTTCGTATTGTATCGCTTTCCCAAAAATAATCACTCCAACCTTCAAGGTCTGCAATATGTTTTGGATTCTCAACTTCTTGCATGTAAGAGCTAAATAAGCGCCTTAACTCGCCTGACAAGTTTCTCAACTTATCAAATAATTCTGATTCTATCATTCGTCGAATTGGTTTAGTTCAGCTAAAATAGTTTCACTACTATCATAATCTTCTGGATTCTCATTATAGAGTTCTATTAATTCCATAAACATACGCTCTGCGAATTCAAAACAAATTTTAGCTTCATCAGCCATACTGTCGTCAAGTAATTCTCTTACTCCAGCGATCAGGCCTTTGCGATCGTCAAACTCATACATTGCTCCAGTACCTGGAACATGTTTCTTAATAATTTGACCACCATGAGCATCGCCGAAATGTCTTACATATAAATGTGCTAACAATCCAGTATTGTTTTCGTCTTCGTAGAGTACGTCGATATGTCTTTGATATTCAACAACGCTTTTCAAAGGTTCTTCAACCTCAGGTAAATCATACATATTTTCTAATTCAATCAAATCATCTTCAATTTGAGTTGACCTAAAAATTGATTCTAATTCGATTGGAACTTGAACTGCACTTTCAAGTGCTGAATAATTTGCTAATTGCGCAGCTAAATATTGTTGATATAATCTTGGTGGAATATTACCACTCAACAACATATCTGCAAATTCTGTTCTTTCTGCGTTATCGTGATGTTCTTTTGTTAAGGCTTTAAGATTGTTTGACATGACCACTCCATTATATTGTCTGGTTTTCACAAAGTTTATTTATAAATAGTTATATAGTCATGCTTATTTGAAATAAAAAATAAAAGGAGAATTTGTATGCTAAATCTAGATATGTTAAAAGGATTTGTTAATCTTGGAAAGGATTGGGTCCTTGACAGAATCGGAGAAAGAACATCATGGGATGGTGGTTTAATTATTGCTGTCTGTGGTGGATATTTACTTTTCGGTGGAATCATCGAACTAGTGGCTTGGGTCGGATTAGTTTACGGCGCATGGACACTATGGAAATCTGAGGCATAATAAAATGGCAAAAGAAACAGTAGACACCGGCAGAGGCGAAGCTACCATTGATATTGAAAAATATACTGAGATGGTATTAAAGCTCGATGAAGCTCAAGATAAAATCAAAGAAATGGAAAAACTATCTAAGGAATTGCAAGTTGCTACTGCAGCAGCAAAACCTCAAACTAAATTTTCATTTGGTGCACTGTTCCGTGACGAAAATGATATTAATGAGAAATCAATAATTGGATTTATATCCTTTTTCTTAATGACGGTCTTTGGTATATGCGACTTAATAACAGCATTCTGGGGACAAGACTTGGTGATTTCTGATACTATCTACACATCATTCGTTGTAGTAACATTAGGTGCTTTTGGTATATCTGAAGCTGGAAAAGCCTTCGGTAAACAATAGTAAAAAGGGGCGCAAAGCCCCTTTTGTTTAATCTACTTTATGTAGTGTTTCGATGGATACCGTATCATGGTAATCTCCATCTCTAAATTCTCTCTTTGCAGTTTCTTTCTGCAAATATCCATTTACAACTTTATAGTTTACAACTTCTTTTCTAAACACGCCTTCCATTTTGTCAAATGCAGTTCTGAAAGGTCCTGCTGAAAGTCCATCATAAGGTTTTGTTGCGTCGTCAATAATTTTCTTTTTAACGTCAGTGAGTACTTCGACGTTGTGTCCTTTATATTTCATTATGTATTTCCTTATTCTTCAGGGGGTGGGTTAAAAATTGGTTCGTTGTTTGCGTATTGTTCGTAAAATAATGGTTCGTCGACGAATATGTCAGTATTTGCTGTGTCGGTGTTTGCAGCTATAGCTTCAGTTACTACCATTTTAAGACCAGAATTACCAAGTTCGTTTTCTTGTATTGCATGAGCAGGAACAATAGTTGTGTTAGCTTCGCCTGATACAATTTCACCTGCCATATCTCCATCTCGTGCTCGAGCCATTCGAGCATTCTGAATCCAATCAGGATTGTTTGTTACTGTATCATTATAAACAGTTGCTATATGGTCAAAGAATGCTGTACCTGGTCCTAGTGTTTGAAAATCCCAAGTTAGATAATTTACTTCGTCCCAAAATGCTTCTCTTGCTGCATGATATTCGGGAGCGTACATAAAAGATTTACTACCTGCTTGGTTACGACCGACAAGTAGCATCGTCCCAAGAAAGTGTGTGCCATTTACAAATCCTGCGCTTAATGTAAGTACATACCCATCTTCTGAACATGTAAAAAGAACTCCGTTGTCTGCATCTAAATGAGATTGGAAATTTGCTCGGAGATATGCACGTTTTGCTTGATTATCACCATCCGCAACAGGAGTAATTTCCCAAGGATATGTTCCACTATTTAAGCTATCAATACTATCATTAAATAAACGGTTAAAATCTGTATCGTTAATTTCAGTTATTAAATCAAATCGTATTGCCATTATAATATGCCTTTAATTATATAAAAAATATCTTACGGCACCACCGCCGTATTGGCCCCAATAGCCTGCGTTCCAACTCCAAACTGTATATCCGCTAGCGCTAGTAAGTCCTGCACTAGAAGTATAAAAGTTAAAAGATCCATCATAATATCTACTAAAAAGATATCTACTGTGGCTTCCTTGAATACCTATAGAAAAAGTGTAGCTAGTGCTTCCTTTAAAAACAAATTGAGAAACTCTAGACCAACCTATCAAATATCCGCCTGATTGTGATCTCCACCGATTTGGATTTACTGACCCTCCTCCACCTGTTCCTGTTGCTCCGTTATCGTACCCGCGAACGACGAAGCCACTGAATGGATTCCATTGGCCTACAGAAACATAGTACCCATTTGCTCCACTATAAAAATTACTTAAAGCAATTTGTCCAGAAGTTGGTACATTGTTATTATTATCAGGAACTCTACCGCCACCTCGATAATACTCGGCCATATCCGGCGAACCGGAAGCGCCGAATTCATTTCTAACATCGTTTAACGAAATAGTACCAGATGATTGTAAGGGCATTTTTTTATTTCTCTTGTTAAGGTGAGGGCTTAATTGTTCCAGATGTTTGTAATCTACTCAATCTTATCTGCCTGTTTTTTGACTAAATCTCTAACGGTATCTAATTTGTACCAGAGTCCACTATACATGGTCTCTCTACCGTCACCCCAGTCGACTATATATCGTTTATATCCATAAGGTCTGTCAGAAAATATCCTAGCAGACTTATATGAGTATTCCCATAGTCTCATAAGTATTTATTAATCAATTAACAGCTGAATTAAACCAGATTCCCAGTTTTCTGCAACATCATTTGCATATGATTTGCTTTTACCTGGTAGCTTACGGGATTCTACCACTTTTCCATTTTCAATTAAGTCAACGACATACATTGTATCTGGTCCATTACTTCCGGATTCATTAGAACCTAATGCTGGTTCTTTACGAATTGAACTTGTTCTACTCACCTAATACCTCCCATCCTTCTACTGTATCTAATCTAAATGAGCGCCATGCGTCTTTGTCTAATGACCATACTGGGAATGCTTCAGTATCCGTGCCTGTTAGATTTACTTTGGTTGTTACACCGTTTGCTTCCAATACTGCAGGGTTCAGAGTGCACGGCATGACTCTTAATTCTCCTGTGTCGATTTTACGAAAAGATACAGTTACTGTTCCTTTCTTTAATGCTTCTAGCAATTTACTTTTTTCAGTTTGTTCCATAATATATTTTCCTTAAGTTAAATTTGTTACTAAATTCATTGCTACTGATGTTCCTGTTATAGCACTACCAATCATAATGGCTTTATCACTCCAAGCCATTCCTACGAATACCCAACAAGAGCTTGCAAGTAAATATGCAACTTGACCTGTTTGTGTCATACCAGCACTAATTAAAAATACTCCTGCGACACCTAAAATAGTTGCTACCCATTTAACATACCAGTCTGGTGTACCTGTAGGCGTAGTGGGTGTTAGGTCTTCCACTTCACTTTGCAACTCAGCGAGTTCTTCTTTTAATCGCTTTCGTTCTTTGGACAGTTCAGCCGCAAGACTTCTTGCTTTGCTTTCGCTTACAATCTGCTTGATTTCTTCTTGTGAATTATCCATAATATATTCTCAAATTGGCCTCCTCTGAGAGATTCGAACTCCCGGCCTTCTGGTTCGTAGCCAGATGCTCTATCCAACTGAGCTAAGAGGAGATGTTTTGTTTCTTAAAATACACATTGTACATTTAATGAAACAATTTGTGTTATTATAACACGTTTGTTTTGATTTGTCAACCCCCTAAAAGGTTAGTCCAAAACTGCATCCACCATTGACCGTGGTCTCTTACAATACCAATAGCTAATATAGCAAAAGCAGCTCCATTCAAAAGAATAAGTGCTCGGTCTTCCCAAAGCAAACTTACCCATAACCATAATCCTATTCCAAAAAAGCTAAAATATAAATCAAGCAAATGGAACTCTGACCCTGCTGACCTAAAAATAATTGCTGATAATACCAAAATGGATGCCACCCATTTTACATACCAATCAATTTTTCTTTCACCTTTTTCAGACCGAATCATTAATTTATTTCAACCTCTTCCGTTATATTTGAAGTTGGCATGTCAATAATCATACCATCAATACGACGAATATACATTCTGCCGTCTTCTTCTCGCTCTTTAGTTCCTACAACTTCAAGCGTAACCTCTGGCTTGAGTTCGTGTGTATAAGTAATTCTATACTTCATTTGTTTTTTCCTCCAATTCCATTAATTCTTTTGTTTGCATCCAATTACCAACATTAAATGCTTTACCATATTGTCCAAGCTCTATAATCATTCTAAGTGGATAATCATTTCCACCGTGATGACATTTATCGCCAAAGAAAAATAGTTCATATTCTTCATGTAAATCATCTGCTATAATACTTTTATTTAATCCTTTAGGACATATATCAATGGAAATTTGTCCACCGATAGTTACTTGCATCTCTGGAAATCTTTTTTCGATTATCTTAGAATAAGCTATACGCTCATGATTTATTTGGTCCCATTTATAATATTCTTCTCTTTGTTGTTGACTACAGTTGCGACCAATAGTACTCAAATTAATCATACCAGTTCTAACTTCAACATGATTACTTGTTTTGATAGGATAACGAGACTTACGTGCTTGATTTTCTAAGAAGTGTTTCATTTCGTAAGAAGGCTTCCAATCACTTGTTTTAATCCGCTTGTTACCTTTCCATACTTCTGCACCATTACATTGATACACAGCTTGACAAGCATCATAAATTTCAAAACCAACTTGCTCAAATGTTTTTGGTTTATCAGAACCTGTAATAAGATAAACTGGGTATTTTTGCGCAAACGAAAGAAAGTATTCTTTAAACTCGGGCGCCATTACTCCGCGTGATGGTGTAAGTGTGCCATCAACATCAAAAATATAAGCTTTTTGTTTTTCCATAATTTATACCAAATGGTGGAGCTGACTGGAATCGAACCAGCGACCTTCTGCTTGCAAAGCAGACGCTCTCCCTACTGCGCTACAGCCCCACGATGTTTTTCATAACCTTTTTTCATAGCTTTCTTACGGTCAACATGCGTAGCAGGCTTATTGAACTTATTCAAGTTCTTTGCTACCGGATTTACTTTGATTCTTTCCATTTTGTCTAAACCTTTTGTTATATTGCCGTTTAATCTTTTTGACCACACCTGGTCTATCTAAATATTTATACCATTTGCGAGCTTTAGTTAGAGCATCGTATTCTGCTCCACCCTTTAATGGAATTTTATCTTTGCTCATGATAGCCTATTTCTTCAACTTGGGCTTTTATATATTCAGAAGCTTGTTCTAAACCTTTAATCAGCGATGCTATATCTTTTTTATGATACTCTGCAATTTTATCTACTCCAGGTACTTTATAGCTTTCTAAATCACGGTCAATTAATTCTTTCCAAGTATGTACTTCTTCCCATTCAGGCTCGCATTGGTCTCCAACATATATAGATTTTAAAATACCTTCCGGCCGAATCCAAGTAGTATAATCAACTTCAAGCACAACCTTCATTAGCTCAACCTTCATTTTCAAACGTCCTCCTCAAGGTATATCCAGGATATTCACCGTGTTCTTCACACAATAGAGTTTCTTCCCAAACTAATTCATCACCTTCGCTCCAACCCATTTCAACTATTAGTTCATCGGGAATAGGTAAAATCAGTTCTCCAGTTTTTGGGTCCTCTTCTATACTAACTATGTATTTAGTCATTTTTGTAATAATCCCAATCGCCAAAAATTTCAGGTGCCTGTTCGGCCGCTTTTTCCATATAGTAATCACCAGGATAATGCTTTAAGCAACGATATGCTTCTTTGCGAATTTCCTTAGGAACTCGTGGAGTCTTTTTAGGATTCATTAAATCAACTAAAAACTGTCGAGTATTATTTACAGCCCATCGGCGTTCATTTGGCATTGTCATCACTCACTCTCCTTCATAGGTACTCTTTCCAACTTAATTCGTCAATAAAGACTTTTAATGTTCTGTTATCATCTTGTAAAGCATAAAAGATTCCTTCTTCTTTGTTGAGATACTTTACATAAGTTCGTCCATTATCGTCAATTACTTCAAAGCGTGTGACACATTTCATAGCCTGCAGGTCCTCGCCATCAAAGATAGCATTGTGAATAGCCATGTAGCCACAGTCCATACCACGACCATACATGCTGATGTCAAACCCGAACACATCATACAGTGCATAACGATAACTGCCGCGGTCCTGTAGCTCTGCTTTGTGTATACGCTTACACACAGCATAGAACGCATCTTCACGCTCTTGTTCAGTTAGCCCGTTCCACCAATCGTCATTATCGGCTTCGTACTGCTTACGAGCTTTTTCCATTTCTTGGCTTAGTTCTGTCAATGCATCTAGTGCTTCAGACTGTTTATTGCGAGAATCCATACCACCATCGCTCACAATATCTGTATACTTGTCATCGCTCATGGCCATACTCCATTTGTAATACCATCCAATTAGTATCTTCAGGCATCAGAGTAATCTGACCTTCAAATACTTCATTCTCTTTGAGTTGATTATACACTCCACTGTTAGCCATTGTCAAGCGATAACCTTTTTTGTGACACACATAGCAACTACCTGATGCACCCCAAAACTTCAAATGGTCGCCTTCTTCGGTTACTTTGGTGATACCACTGTTCATACGCCAACTGTCACCTGAAAGATATCCACCTGACCAACCAGCAAGCACTTTGTAGAAACCTTTGTCATACTTGCCTTCTTTAATTTTTAGGATAACCCAGTTATCTGGAAAATAGTTTTGTTCACTCATCACTCCACCTTTACAATGATGCCATCATCAGTCCAACGAATGCGTTCCACAATCAAAGGTTCATCGCCCTTCTGACCGCCTTGAATCTCATCAAAGTAAATCTTAGAACCAACCCTAACATACGGGCCGCCGCTCGGGTCAAACATACCAAGATCGCTATAATCAATATATTGCTCAAGGTGTTTACCACCGAAACGACAGTACTCCATTGAGTTACCTTCCATTACAAACTTGTATTCTTTGTCATTGAGTTTTTCCCAATGATACTCATCACCATACCGATTTTTCATTACCAA